TATAGCTTTTGCCAATGGTGAAACTATAACTAAGTAGGTAGGAGACGTCCACAAATCGTAAGGATTTGCGAATGCTTCAGCAATTTTATTAAAATATGAACCGGTAAATAAACCAGTTTCATAATTAATAGCTTCTGCTGTTCCTTTTTGAATTAAAGCATCTGCACTTTGATATATATATGTCAAAATCAGATTCTCTAATTCTTTCTCATTATAAAGAGGAAGAACATAATCCGTTGTGTATTTAGATTTAATAACTTTAGTTATTGTATCTAGATCATTATGATCTACATAACGTCTGAATGCATCTATTTCTGAAAGTTTAACTTTAAGAGATGATCGCATTCTTGAATATGTTCCCATTCTTTTATAAAGTGAAAGGATCAAATCCACTTTTGTTACAGCTCTCATAGAGTGTTGTCCTCGTTGATACAATGTATAAATCATTTGATATAATAAATGATATTTATTCATTGAATCCAGAAGACCTCTAATTTGAATTCCTGTAATTTCTTTTCCTTCTTGGAACCATCTTTTGGCAAATTCATATGTCGTTAAAGACGTATGAGTTTTGTGTGGACTAGTGTCCACTCCAAGTCGTGTCATAATCATTTTATATGATTGTGCAACTGCATCATTATAGATAACGATATCATCTCCTAACAATATATATTGTTTGAAGTTTGTTTCATTATTTAATTTTGCTGCATACGCGACTACTAGATGGTGACATATTGCGAAGGTAGACCATGAACTATATGCACCCATAGGTTGACCACAGTTGTATTTTACAACTGTTTCATTCCACGGTACATAAAATTCGTGATCAACAAGAATTGATTTCCAAGCTCTTGCAAAATCTCTATTAAATAGAGATTCTATAAGATTTTCTTGAATTTCAATAGGAAAACTATCTGTAGCGGCCGTAAGGTCGATACTATGATATGATTGTCCTTCTTCCTTGTTAAGAATTATTGGATCCTGTGTAAAAGTTCTATCTTGAGATAAATTGTTTCTCAATATTTCAAATTGTTGATCATGAACCCCTTTTAGGGCTTCTTGTGACCAATAATCAAATATTGCGATTACCCGGGCTTTCGCCTCGGGATCTTCAATTATACTTAATTTTCTAATTCTATTAGAATCTTTGTATTTTTGATTGTACAATTTAACACTATCATCATAACCGATTTTAGTCACTCTTGCCCAAACATCTTTTGCTTTCATAGCAATAGCATCTTTGTTTAAGACTGATTGAAAGGTTTTAAAGTTGTGTTTTAATCTCTGATGAGCTTTTTTAACAATTTCACTAGGCCATCTTAATCTCGTTTCTAAAAGATACGAGTGTAGAGTTGGACTGATATCTTTAATATTTTCAACTAAAGAATCAGGTAAAACTACGGCATCTCGCCAAGAAAATAACGTTGCACGTCCTTCTGGACCTGCTTTATTAGTTAATCTAAGTTTATCAGGTGACCATGATATTTCACGGTTACCTCGAATACCATTTTCCGAAAGGAATTCTGGAATAAATGCTGTTAATTCAGCGATAATTAGATTATCCTTGCTTGATACTGTAGTAATAGATGAAGTTGACGGATCTTTTGAACCAGGAATGGCTCGGCTGATGGAGAGTAAGGTTAGTACGAAACTTATGTTTCGTCTCTCTTTATTTTCTATTAAAGAATTAAAGTATGGTGTTGCTTTTGGCAACCCTTTAGAATTTAATCCAATACGTCCTGGGAAAACTTTAAAAGGTTCTCCTGCGATATATTTGGTATAAATTAATCTAAGATCTTTAATTCTTTGAATAGTCCAAAGTGTTCCACTTTTAGTATGCCAACTTGATACTTGGTTTATCCAAGTTTCAATAATTGTTTTACTATCAGTCACATTTGGGAACCAGTAGTATGAGATCCATGATAATAGACCTTTAATTTTATTTAATTGGTTTATTGTCATTGTATTGATTATTATTTGGATCAGACGTGTCTTTCCAGATCAAATGATTATTCCTTAGAGTAATCTATTGACGGAGTCAATACACTATGGAC